ATAAGTTTTAGGTGTTATGTGAACACTAGTTGAAGAGCCATCTTCTGATAAAGCTCTAGCAAATTCATCTTCATAATAAAGTTTCATAGCTTGTATTCTATCGGGTGCGAATTTTTGTGCTAAATAAAATGCAAGTCCAGATACCATACAAGGTACAAATCTAAATGGTACATCTGTTGCATTTGTATAATCTCCTACATCTTGAATTCTTTTTATATAATAAAAATGCACATCCTTAGATGCATTTGTTGAATCCGGTGTAGGATAAATACTAATACTAACATGATCAATAAATCTTTGTACCCAATATTGATTAGGGGTTCCTTTAGAAAGCTTGTTTGAAAAAGCAGCATAAGTAGATCTATCAACTTTAGTCATTGGACTATCTGATTGATCTGTTGCTGTTCTATTTGATCTTAATTGTGCTTCAAGGACATCGGATATTCCATATACCCCATTTGGATTTGATGTAGCACTGGTACCATCTGAACTAGCTCTAAAGAATTTATATTCTGCTTGACCTTCAATTAAATCAAGATCAAGTTCACCTATTTCCCAATAGTGAATACCTCTGTTGCCCCATTCCTGAAGCATTATATTTAATGATCTTCGTGAAGTCTTTAATTGATAACCTGATACTTGTTGAATACCTAATCGTTCAAAAGCTTCTTCTACTATTTCATCAACAGAAAAAGTTTTGTCAAATGTAGTTGTTCCCGAGGTAGTGTTAGCCATTTAACCTCCTAGCCAGTATAACCTAAAGTGACTGATCCTGTTCCTGATATTGTAGCATGTACTGTGTCTTCAAATCTTATTCCTTCACCAGGAACAAATATATCTAAACCTTCTGTTCCAAAGTGTGCTTGAAATAATAAATCACCAGAATTGTCTGCACTGTTTCTTAATTCAAGTTGACCACTTGCATGACCTTTACCTTGAATGTAAGTTATTCTGCATGGACCAATATTAGTTGATCCTCCAGCGATTGTTTTTACCTGACCTGTACTTGTTACTCTTGTAAATCTTTGATCTGACATTAGTTCTCCTTAAAATTTAAGTGGGGCCGAAGCCCCACAATAAATTAATTATTACGCTTCTTTAGCAAATACACCTTGTACATCAACAATCGTCCAATGAGTTGTTGAGTTTAAAGATGCACATACTACAAAGTCACCAACTTTTGATGTACCTTTTGTATTAATAATATCTTTATCATCTGTTAAAGATCCAGCATACAAAATACCATCATTAGCATTTGGGCTAATAGTTAAAGCGTTAGTTCCATCTTGAGCAGTGTTTACAAAAGTAAATACTCTTCCGATAGAAATTGCAGGTAAAGTAAATACCACACCATCAGTAGATGATGTAAAAGTTTTACCAGAATCTGCATTCGTAACTGTGTAGTTAGCTGATTTGTTTTCTAGATTGAATCCAGTTAAGCCTGACTCGTTAAACTTACCTTGCAGAACCGGTCCTCTAAATAGTGTTTGTGCCATGATTATTCTCCTAGTTTATTCTACATAGTCTCTAGGCCGTCGACTATACTGCGTCTATGCAGAATATTAATTTATGTATAGTGAGTAATTTATATACTAGTTTTTAGTAGAGTGCAAGAGAGCCTGTAATGTGAATTGAATTTATTCAACGATGTAGCTTTTGTTTAAGTAGCTACTGAAACTTCTGGAGCAGAACCTTCAACATTGTTCTGTCTATGGGCAATTGCTGCTTCTTCCAGCTTGATCTTTGTGATGATCTCTTTTACTTTGTCATCAATCTTGACCATTTCAAGAGTATATCTGTTGTTATCCAGATGCTCCTGTTCCCACTTCAACTCCAAGGACCTTTTTGCTTTGTATAGGTCTTGTATCATCTATAACCTCCTCATAGGTTATTCTATTAACCTTGTTGTCATAACTAACTCCAAGGTTTTCCCAAACTATACTGTTTTCTCCAAGTTTGTCAAGGATTGATTGTTCTAGGTCAGTTGGGGAATCTTCTGATTCTACTTCAAATTTGGCGTGATGATCGTACGCCCAAATGTTAACTAAAAATTTTTTCATGAATCTCACCGTTTATTTTTTAATTGTGGCGGAACTATGTCCCGCCACAAAATATATTGATTACGCTCCTGGCGAACCAAAAATACCTCTAGGGTCAGAAACTCCGAAAGAGTATCTTTCTCTAGCTTTGTATCTTACGTTACCAGTGTCAAAGTCGCCTTCCATTGCAGTTGTCAATGGTGCTCTGTTGAACATTTTCATACCATTAGGTACGTCTGTTAAGATATAGAACGCATCTGCATCTGTTAAGTAGTTGTTCACTCTATAACCTTGAGGAACCATACCCATAGATACGATTGCATTAATATCGTTATCAGCTGTTCCAACTCTACCTTGAGACTTCATAAGTCTTTCAGCTGTAAATTGTAGCTCAGAAGGAATAATCATTTTTACTCCTCTTGCTGCAACTCTTAAACCTCTTTCATCAGTCATTTTACCAATGTCAATCATTGATTGTTCTAATGAAGTTTCGTTCAAGTCAGAAGAAGTTGCTAATTCATTAGCGAACGTTCCTGCTACAGTCGGGTGGTTAGTAGCCATTAATGCTACACCGTCACCAGATTGGAAAGTTGTGAAACCATTAATTAATGGATCAACAGCTTTTACTTGCTTAGCGTTACTCATAGATCTAGCTAAAGCTTTTGTATATCTAGACGCAAGTCTATCATACAAGTTGTCCTCAATCGCTTCTTCAGTGATTGCGAACGCTAAAGCTACAGTCTCGTGAGTGTATCTAGCAGTGAAAGTTTCTTGCGCTTCATCAAATGAAACACCAGCACCTTCACCTTTAACTTGTGCGTTAGCGAAACCAGATAACATAACTTCTTCTTCAAAAGCTCTGTCAGATGATTCCTCAGTATAAATCTCAGCATGCTGATTTTCATACCTTTTATATTCCAGGCCGAATAGTGCATTCAATCCTGGCTCTAGTTCTTTAACTAGTTGTGATCGTGATATTGCCATAATTTATCTCCTATTCTCCTATTACGATTGTAGCTCGATTAGATTCGGACAAACAACCACTGAACAATAAGCTGCAGTAATATCCTCATTTTCAGGATCTTCTGCTACTCTTAAAAGTCTTAGTGATTTACTATCCGCGCCTGTAACACCGATATCTAAAGTTGCAGATGATCTACCAGTGGTATCGCTACCAGCTGATGCATTCATATCATAAGACTCTAAAAATCCTGCTTGTGTTACAGCAGCATCTGTTGCTACTACATATTGTTGGTGTGGGTTATCGAATACAAAAGCAGTGATGTCTTCACTGTTTGCTGGTGTAATCGTTGCTTTGTAGAAATTTGCAAAAGTTGGCTTCAAAGTTGTAGCCGCGTTGTAGAAAATTCCGTTAAGCGTTCCAATTACAGGTGCAGCGGCCGTTTGACCGTCCACAATATAACCAGCAGCAGATTTTACCATTCCGCCGTTGTATATAGTAGTACCATAACCCGCATCGATTTTGTATTTACCTTGACCAGAAGTTGCTGGAGTTGAACCCAGAACGCCTGCTGCAGTATAACCAAAACCTTGTTCGTTTCTATTTGCCATAGTTATTACTCCTTATGTACCTGCCCCGAAGGGCCTCCAGTACGGTTTAATTTAATTCAGTGATTTAAAAATTACTTTTTAGTACCACCGAAGGTTACACGAGATTGTCTATCAACATTGATAGGCATTCTACTATCCTGCTCCCTCATAAGGTCGTTGTTTACGGCTTCGTTACGTTCTTTATGTCTATCAGACATATATTGTTGACGTTGCTCTGCGATCTCATTAGGTACCTTCGCAAGAAGAAGGCCACCAACCCCAATCACTCCCTTGTATTTACCGTCTTCAACGGTTGGGTAATCGCTTGCATTTTCGACTTCTTCAGATCTAACTAATTCATAACCTTCTCTTAAACGTCCAGTTATATTTTTTGTATCTTGAAAGCCTACAACTTCAGCTCTTATCCATCTATACCTGAATCCATCAGGTGCAGGGGGTGCATCTAGAGATGATGGTGGAACCCACACTTTTGGTCTTTCAGACTTTGACCGTGTTTGGCTCGCACGAGAAGTATTTTCTTTTTTTTCCATTTTACGCTCCTTCCTTCGTGTGTTTCAATTGTTTTGCGTACTCTTCGAGTGGCACACCTAATTTTTTAGCTATTGCTACCTGTGATGATGTGAGTCTCACAGTTTTGCGACCAGGCTTTACGCTTCTTGTAGCTGAAGCCACTGTCTGAACAGGGGCGGCCGATTGCTTAGTTTCAGTATTACCAAATTTATGCGGAAAGTCAATTCTTATTCTTTTATCAACCTCTGCATAGTACTCATCTGAGTTAGGATCATATCCTTCTTTTTCCGTTAAATCCTTGTGTATCTCAAAAGCCGTATATGTCATAGGCTTATCAGTACCAAACCATGTGTTCTTAGAAGCCCATGCTTCAGCTCTAGGATCTGGATTAATTGGATCGTCCATTTGTTGGGTCTGAACCGGTGGCTCAGACAAAGTAACGGGTTTCTCTGCCCGTTGTTCTTCTCTACCAGCTTTGGCTTGCTCTAGTTTTGCATTCTCAAAAGCAAGAGTTGCAATTCTTTTGTTTGCCTCAACTTGAGCCTGAGCATCTCCATTTTCAATAGCCGCTGCAAGTTCTTTTTGTGCAGCTTCCATTCCTGTAGAAATACTTGTCTCAAATTTTTTAACATAGTCAGCATCAGTTTTTTCAAACCTAGCTTCTAATGCTTTTCTTTTTTCCTCTACACCTTTAGCGTAATCCAAAGCAGCTTGTTCTCTTCTTTCTGCTTCTCTCATCTTACGAGTTAGTTTCGCAATACGAGATTGTACGCCTTTGCTGTAGTCCTCTAAAGTTTCGTCAGATTTTTTTTCTTCTAACTTTGTTTCTCTTTCATTTTCAAATGATTTATCTGTTCCTTGTTCTTTTTCCGTGCTTTCCGTTTCTACAACGGCTTCTTCTTTCGCTTCTTCAATATCTATTTCTGCATCAGGTCCTGATGTATCGATAGGTACTAGTTTTTTTTCTTCGTCTGGCATAGTTACTCCTTCCTATGATTAAAACTCATGCAAGATGTCCTCTGGACTATCAATTGTTGCTAACACTTCGTCGTCGTTTAGCAGACGAATTTCCCCACCATCTATCTTGATCCGTGATCCGGCGTAACGTGCAAACATTACCCAATCATTGACCTTGCACCACGGGCCTTCAGGATACCTCTCCTTATCCTTATAACATTGAGGACCCATAGCTAAAACCAAACCACATTGTGAAGCGACTTGTTGCTTTTCCAAAGTAGTTTCGGCTAATACTAATCCACCTTTAGTCTTTTCTTTCATCTTGAAAGGTAAAACTAAAATTCTCCAACCCGTAGGTTGTGGGACTTTTCCTTCTTCTTTTTTCTCTGATTTTTTTACACCAATTAGATCATTGTTTGGTGTTAATATCGATGACTGTTCCTTCATTGTGCTCCTTATCGTTTAGCAGGTTAGAGATTTCCTGACGCACTGATTCCAGTGCATTTATTTGTCCTATTATATACTTATAATTTTCCATGTTGTCAACACTGCCGGACGTTACTGATATTGACAATTGTTCTATTCTTGAATCTAGGAATCTTAAAGTTCTATTTATTACTGTTTCTAATTGCATTTAACATTTCCATCTTCTCCGTGCTTGTCTGATTCGAGAATTAGGATCGTTACGTGTTTTTGCTGATGATCTTTTGAGTTGTCCCAGTGATCTTGCGCAGTATGATTTTCTACGTTTAGCAGCTTTTGATCCTGGCTTCACTTTTCCAGTCACGGCTGTTTTTAATTTACTTCCAGGGTTTGCTGCCCTGTAAGCTCTTACACCTTTAGCTGTCATTCCAGCTCCAGATTTTGTTGGTCTATAATTAGCACCTTTACCTTTAGTAGTTTTTCTAATTGATCCACCTTTTGCTTTTTTAAGTCTAGTAATAGTAGTTCCTTCACCTGTAGTGGTATCAATTCTTAGTCCTCTAGGTAAATCTCTAATATTATTTTTACTTTCATCTCGACCGTATTTATATTTTTCTGTTGAAGAATCTTTTTCTTTTGTTTTTTTATTATATTTATTCATTATGCAAATGTTTTTACGTTAGTTGGTTTACCGCCTGGATTACCAGCTGCTCTTTTTCGTTTGACAGCACTCGCCTTTTGCGACTTTGTCATCCGTGTGGCTTTTGCAAGTGGGACGCATTTTGGATATTTCCTCTTTGAGCCTTTGCTTCTCCCGCAAGGTTGATATTTGCCGTCTTTCTTCGGCGCTCCAATGTCCACCCATTTCTCGGCTACCCATTGTCTTAATCCACCTTTTGAAAAGTGAGTACGCATTATGAATTCTTTCCGTAAGCGTTTCCTTTTCCTTTCATCGCTTTACAAGATCCACCATGTTTATATGTGGCTCTAGGCATGTCCATCATTCCACCACCCATAGCTTTTTTTCTTTTCTTCTTGCCACCTGGTGTGACTTTACCTGAACATACTGCTGAAGCGTACATGTTAGCATATGCTGACGGGTACACTTTAAATTTTCTCTTCGCTGCTGCTTTTCCTCTAGGACAGAGTTTTGCCATTTTTTATCTCCTTTAAAAGTTTATTTCTTTTCTCTTCAAAAACTGGGTTTTGTATATCAGAATTAAACTTATCAGTAAGTTCTATTTCTTTTAATTCATTAGCTCTTTCAAGTTGAATAGCAATTAATTTTAAGGCTGTTATTATTTTTTCCATTATACTTTTCTTTTTTGTTGTAATTTTTTAAAATCAACACCTTCGATTTTATTAGGATCTCCAGCTTGTTTTGCAATCTTCATTTGTTTTGGTGAAAGTTTTTTTGAACCCATATCCGCTCCACCACCAAATTTAAGATTTTTTCTTCCACCTTTTCTTAAAATTTTATCTGTTTTCTGTAATGATTTAGAACCTGCTTTTCTAAGAGATTCTTTTAAAGAAGGATCAACTTTACCTGCTTTCGTAACATAAGCATCTGTAGTTTTTATAAGTTTATCTAAAGTTTCTTTATTCTTTTTTAAATTACCAACATTGATTGTAGTAGATGAAATAGTTGGTAAGGTTTTACCACCTTTTACTATTTTAAAAATTCCTCTTATAAATTTACTAGCCATTATTTTTTGCCTCCCTTAAATATTTGTGTACCCTTTATACCATAAATGCTCGCCACGACAAGGATCCACAAATTTGTAAACCAGGCCGGCAGCTGCTGGAACTGTTCAAAGAACATTTTTATCTTTTCTGCTGCACCCGGATCGTCGCTGAAGACCCCCCAGGCGATCACCAAAATTGGCGCCGTTAACACAAGCAAAACGAACTCGTCTTTCCAGTCTGATTGACGAGCTTCTAATAATTTGCCCTGATACTCGCTCTCCCCTTTCGCCATCTTAGAGGCATGCATGTGCTGTGCATCAGCCATCGCCATCTTTGTCTCTTGTTTTTTCTTATAGATGTGCGTTGCTGCGTTTAAGCCTAACTTTAATGCGCTAAACCACATAAATTAGTACCAAGTAGCTTCTTTTTTCTTTTCAGATAGCATTCTTTTAGTTCCTCTAACTTTTTCTTTGTCTCCAGTAGGAATACCGTTGTAAGAACCGTCAGCAGTTGTTTTAGATCTTGGATCTACTTCAACATTTTGACTTGGAACTGCCATTTGTTTTGCTTTTTTATAGTTCATCATAGTTTTTTACCTTTACTAGTTTATATTAGCATTATTTTTTTTTGCAAGACTTACTCCAGCACGTAATTCTGCTAATTCTTCGTTCTGATCCATCTTATCTTCAGCTAATTCTCTTGCTTGCATCAATTTTGCTCTGTCAAAATCAGCTTTTGTTTGATCAGCTTCTCTTTTTCTGTCATTTTCCATCGCTCTTAGGTCAACTTCACGTGATTTTAGCTTCAATAGTGGGTCTGAATCAAATTGTGAAGTGATTTCGTTCTCTTCTTTCATAAATTCTTCAGTCATTTCAGCAATCAACACTGCTTTTCTTGCTTCAACTTGATTTGTAAGCATTTGTAACTGTTGTTGAACCTGTGGATTCGTTGCAGCCATCTGTTGCATTTGCTGCATTTGCATTAACTGCTCTCTAAATTCCATTTGAACTTGTTCTTGAGCCATAATTGAAATGTGTTCTAGTATATTTTTTTGTATTGCAGCCATAACAGGTGGATTATTTCTTACCATGTTAACAGACATAAAGTTTAAGTGAGCTGTAATGTGTGCTCTATGGTCTTGACCAGGAAAAGCTTGAAAAGGTTTTCCTGCCATTGCATCAATGTGCTCTAAACTTGGATCTTTTGGTGCAGTTGGTGGAGGTGGAGGTAGAACTGCATCTACATCTTTAACACCAATTGCATTATACATGTTTCTATAGATTTGATACATGTTGTGCATCTGTGGATTTGATGTTGCAATTTGTAATTGCGTTTGTGCAAGTGTAATTCTTTGAGACATTGAAAATATATTAGGGTCTGCTACCGGCACTACGTCTACTCTATCATCAAAATCAGTTTGTTTAATATTTCTTGCACCACCTACAACATCATAAGGATATTCTGGTGGTAAGTATTGTGAAACTATTTTAGATAATAATTTAAATTCATTCTTCATCGCTGCATAACATCTTTTGTGTATTGCAGACATAACACGAGAACCACGTTCAAGAAGTGCAACTGTCGTTCCAACTGCAGCGCCTTGGTTTCCATCACCCACTTGCATATCAGCAATAGCCGCGAACCTTTGACCTGCACCAACTACAACACCCATTAATTGTAAAAGAGTTTGATCTGGTCCTTTAAAAGGTAAAGTCATAAACTGATCTTTAATATTTCCACCAGGAGCATCTACATCTCTAAATTCACCAGGTTGTAATGGTTGTGCATCATCTCTAACTCTTATTCCTCTAGATTTAAATCCCGCCGGTAGGTTTGCCAAAGTACCAGCATCAAGTAGTTGTCTTAACGCT